ATGAGTTACGCATCTGACATGCTTCAAAAATACAAAGCCGCCGAGGAAGCGATCCTCGCGTTCGGTCAAACGGTGGATTGGGAAGGCCGCCGTTTGACGCGGGCGGACCTCCCCGCGGTCCAGGCCGAGCGGCGCGCACTTGAAGCGCGCGTCGCGGGCGAAGAGCGCGCCGCTCGGGGCGCTCGCGGCCCTCGCTTCAGTACGGCGAACTTTTCCGATGGCTAGTAACTGGCTGGATACCGCGATCGCGGCCGTTTCGCCCGGCTGGGCCTTAAAGCGCGCACACGCGCGGCGGGTTTTGTCGTATTACGAGGCGGCGAAACCGTCGACAACCCGGAAAGCGAGGCGGGAAACCGGCTCGGGCGATACCGCCGTTTTGCGCGCGGGTAAATCGCTCAGGGAGCAAGCCCGGCACCTCGAACAAAACCATGACCTCGCGCGGGGCGTTTTAAACGTACTCGTCGCGAACATCGTCGGCGCGAATGGGATCACGATCGAGCCGCAACCGCGCAACAAAGACGGCTCGATTAATGTCAACTTGGCCGCCGATATCCGCCAATTGTTGCGCGACTGGTCCAAGCGGCCCGAGGTCACATGGTCGCATGACTGGCCGTCGGCGCAACGGATCGCGTGTCGAACCTGGGTTCGCGACGGCGAATTTTTGACCCAGCTTCTGACCGGCTCGGTCGCGGGACTCAATCATGGAACCAAAATCCCGTTCTCGGTCGAGCTGATCGAGTCGGATCTCTTACCGTTCGAGCTCATGAGCTCCAGCGAGCCTACGATCACCGCCGGCGTCGAGCGGAACGCCTGGGGCCGTCCGGTCGCCTATCACCTCTATAAATTGCATCCGGGCGACTGGCAGTCTGTGAATTCGTTCCGACTGATGCCGGGCTCGCTCGATTTGAAGCGCGTGTCGGCCGACAACATGCTACACCCGAAAATTGTCGACCGGTTCCGGCAGGCCCGCGGCGTGTCAGTTTTCGCCTCGGTCCTCTCCCGGCTCGACGATATCAAAGACTACGAAGAATCGGAGCGGGTCGCCGCCAAGGTCGCCGCCTCGATGGCCGCTTACATCAAAAAGGGCCGCCCGGAAGAGTACGACCCGGAAGACGATGGCGAACCGCGCGATTTGAGGTTCCGGCCGGGGATGATCTTCGACGACCTCAAGATCGGCGAAGAGATCGGCACGATCGACACCTCGCGCCCGAATCCGCAGCTCGAACCGCACCGAAACGGCCAACTCCGGGCGGTCGCCTCGGGCACTGGTACGGCGTATTCCTCGGTCTCGAAGAATTACGACGGGAGCTTTTCGTCGCAACGTCAAGAGCTGGTCGAAAGCTTTGGTATTTACGCGATGCTCGGCGCCGAATTCGCGAGCCAGTTCAACCGCCCGATTTACGAGCGGCTGTTACTCGCGGCGAGACTCTCGGGCGCCCTCAAGATCCCGCACTCGGTCGATTTGGAGACGCTCGACGATGCCCTCTATATCGGCCCGCAGATCCCATGGATCGACCCCGCGAAAGAGGCGGCCGCCTGGGAGCGCCTCGAACGGAACGGACACGCGAGCGGCCCCGAGATCATCCGGCGCCGGGGGCAAAACCCCGCCGACGTCATGGAGCAGGAAAAGGCGTGGCGCAGCCAATGGAAAGACGAGGGGCTCCAGATTGGAACCGATCCCGCAAACGACAAGGCAAAAGCGAAAACATGAGCTGGTATCAAATCAAAGCCAAAGGCGAAAAGGCCGCAGAGGTCCTTATTTTTGGGGACATTGGGGAAAACTGGTGGGGCGAAAGCGTCACCGCCAAGGCGTTCATTTCGGAGTTGAACGCGCTCGACGCTGACACGATCAACATTCGCATTAACTCTTACGGCGGGGCGGTTTCCGACGGGCTCGCGATCTATAACGCAATCAAACGGCACAAAGCCAAGACCGACACCTTTGTCGAGGGCGTCGCGGTCTCGATCGCCTCGCTTATCGCCATGGCGGGCGATACCGTCCACATGGCGGAAAACGCGATGCTGATGATTCACGCGCCTTGGGGCGGGGCCGTCGGGAACGCGCACGACATGCGCGACATGGCGGACATGCTCGACAAGTACGCCGAGGCCATGGCGTCGAGCTACATGCAAAAGTCGGGGAAATCCCGCGACGACGTCCTCGCGCTACTTCAAGACGGTAAGGACCATTGGTATACCGCGGCCGAGGCGAAAGCCGAAGGCTTTGTCGACGAAATCACCAACGCGATCGCGGCCGCGGCGAGTCTTGCCGGCGGAAAAGCGTTCGACCTCTCTCGTTTCTTAACCAACCGACCGGCGGCCGCAGTCGCCCAACCATCCAATCAGACAGGGGAAAAACCTATGCCAACCCAGACGCCCGCGGCGACCGATCCAAACGCCGCGAACAACAACGCCGCAGTCGCCGCCGCGCCGACCCGCGAAGAAGTGCTCGCGAGCGAGAAAGCCCGCCGCGCCGCGATCCGCGCAGCCGTTCCGCCGAACGTGCTCGCCATGGAAGGCATGCAAGCGATCCTTGATGCCGCGCTCGAAGACGAAAATACGACCGTCGCCGACTTTCACGCGAAAGTGCTCGCGCAGATGGGGAAGGGCGCCTCGGTCGCGAATCCGCCCGGTTATGCGCCCAGGATCGAACACGGCCAGGCCGCCGAGGATAAATTCGCGATGGCCGCGAGTCAGGCGATCATGGTCCGGTGCGGCCTTGAAAAGCGCGACCCGCAAAACGAGTGGACCGGCCGGAAATTGTCCGAGCTCGCGCGCGCCTCGCTCGAAATGCGGGGGATTAGTTGCCGCGGCAAACTGCCGATCGAGGTCGCCGCGATGGCACTCACGCGCCGCCCCCTGGCCGCGGGTCAAACGACCTCGGATTTCGACGTGATCCTCGAAAACGTCCTCCATAAGACCTTAATTTCGGGCTGGCAGAACACGCCCGACATTTGGTCGCGAGTGTGCAAAATCGGCTCGGTCGGCGATTTGCGCGCATGGAACCGGATCAATCCGGGCACGATCGGCGACATTGACGAAGTCGGCGAAAATGGCGAATACCTGTTCAAGCAGATTCCCGACGGCGTCAAAGAGTCGGTGCAGGCGAAGCGCCGCGGTAATCGCATTGCGGTCACGCCCGAGGTGATCATCAACGACGATTTGTCGTATTTCTCGGACGTGCCGCGCTCGTTCGGCCGTGCCGCGAAACGCTCGATCGAAAGCGCCTTTATCACGCTCTTGGTCTCGAACCCGGTGATGAAAGAAGACAATAAGGCGCTGTTTCACGCGGATCACGGCAACTACGTCACCGCCGGCGCCGCGCCCTCGGTGACGACGATCGACGCCGGCCGCCAGGCGATGGCCGGTCAAAAAGACGTGTCGGGCAATGAAGTGCTCGACATTGTTCCGGCGATTTTCCTAAGCCCGCTGTCGCTCGGCTCTACCGCCCGCGTCGTCAACAACTCGGCCTATGACCCGGATGCCGCGAACAAACTACAGCGCGTCAACCCGGTCGCAGGCCTCTTCAAAGACGTCATCGATACCGCGCGCTTGACCGGGGCCGGTTGGTATATGTTCGCCGACCCCGAAGTCATGCCGACCTTTGAGGTCGTATTCCTCGACGGCCAGACCGAGCCCTTACTCACCCAAGACACCGACTTCGCAACCTCGGGGCTTCAATGGAAAGTGGAACTCCCGTTCGGGGTCGGGGCCATCGGCTGGCGCGGCGCGTACTACAACGATGGCACGCCGTAATCACCAACGCTCAGCCGGCCGCCCTCGGGCGGCCCGCCTGGCTCCAAACTTAAGAGGTTTTGAAAAATGGCTCGTAGTTACGTCACCGAAGGCGACATCGTCGACTTCACCAACAACACCGCCGCCGCGATTCTCTCGGGCGACGTCGTCCCGATCGGGTACTCGCATTGCGGGATCGCTCAAGTCGATATCGCGATCAACGCGATCGGAGCGCTACTCGTTAAGGGCGTCGTCAGGCTGGCAAAGGCGGCCGGCGCGATCGTCCAGGGGCAAAAGCTGTGGTGGGACCCGACCGCGCTGAACGTTCTCAACGCACCCGCGTTGAATAGCTATTTCTTGGGCTATGCCTATAAGGCCGCCCTCACCGGCGCGACCTCGATCGAAGTGGAGCTCGCCCCGTTCGCCGAAGAGGGGCCGCGCGTATTGACCTTGCCCGCGACCGGCGATCACACCTTGAACGTCGGCGACCTCGCGGGCGGCGCGCTCGCGCTCTTCGTGCCGAACACGGCCGCGAAAACGATCAACCTCCCACCGGTCGCGAGCGTTCCGCCGGGCGCCGAGCTGTTTGTCAAAAAGACAACGGCCGATGCGTTCGCGATCACCTTGGACCCGAACGGGTCCGAACAGATCGCGGGCGCCGCCTCGCATAACGCGATCGACACGGCGAACGAGTCCGCGGCCTTTAGCAATTCGGGCGCCGCCTGGCTGTTGAAGTAATAACCGAGGGCCGGGGTAATCAATGACTATCGCCATTCTGTCGCGCGCCGCAGGCGCAAAGGATACGCCCAACATGCCGGGGAAGACGATCGCGCTTTCAACGCTTTTGCTGTACGTCGTCGCGGCGATCTCGGGCGGGTTTGGGGGGTGCGTCGTAGCGAACTATGCGGCCATCCGGCAAGCGCATGCCAAGTGCATCTTGTTCGGGGCGCATATCGTCTTTGGCGTCTTTTTCGGGGTCATGGCACTTGCCGCGGGCGAGGTCCTTCATACCGGGTTCACGACCATCGACGAGGTGATCTTTAAATGCCTTATCGCGGGCGTGATCGGCTCGACGGTGCTCGCCTCAACCAACTTCGGGGCGCGCGTGATCCTCAGAAAGATGGGATGGGAGATCGAGGTCAATTTCGTAAGGAAAGCCGACGATGATTGACCCCACTGTCGAGGCCGTGATCGGGACGTTCGGGGAGTCCGTTACTCTCCGACGCCCGACCGGCGACGTCACGATCCGGGGGGCTTTTAAAGATCAACCGGCGCCGTTCGAAATCGGCGGCGTCGCGATCGAGGGCCGCGCCTCCACGTTGTTAGTGTTCGCGTCGGATGTTTTGACGTACGGGATCGCCGTCGACGACCGGTTCGTCGTCCGCGGCGCCGAGTACAAAGTCATTCCACCGATCGAGCCCAGTGACGGGCAAGCCGGCGTCGAGCTCCACCTCAAGTGACTCACTGACCGCCTGTTCCGACCTTAACCCATGGCTGACTCGATCCGCGAATCAATCCTCAAAGCGCTCGAAGCGCGGGCGCAAGTGCTTTTACCCGTTGCGACGCGAGACCGAACGAGCGTCCCAGAAGCGGCCCTCCCGCGCCTGGTCCTTACGGACGGGATCGAGCGCAAGGCCGAGCCGTCAAGCTATGGCGAACAAACGTTTTTATTGTCGGTTTCGGTCGATTACGCCGACGCGGTGATCGATGGGCTCTCGCCCTCAACGCAAGCCAATGACCGCCTCGCGCAACTGACTAAGGCGCTCATCGGAACCGATCCAACGCTCGGCGGGCTTGCGGAGCTCGTCGACCTTGAAGGGAATTTGATTGTTTACCCGCCGCAGGGCGAAACCGCTCTCGGCATCAAAGCCGAATTTTCCGTCCGTTATCGAACACGGCTCGGCGATCCCTACAGCCAATAGGAGAAAACACCATGTCTACCTCTCAAAACGCACAAGTCGAATTCGAGGCGGGGCGAACCCTCGTTCCGTTTTCCGCACTCACGGATTCGGGCGATCATAAAAAGTTCACCCACACCTCGCGGCCGTGGAGTCGGGCGGCCGGGTTTGAGCCCGATATCAAGCCGAACGGTCTCGCCACCGGCGGCGCCGTGTCGCCGGCCGCCTCGGCGCAAAACGACAAAGTCGACGTCGCGGCGCTGTCGTGCTATCTCGCCGGCGTCTTGACCGCCGTCGCCGCCGCCGCGAACGTTACAGTGACGCGCGGCGCCACAACCAACACCCATTCGATCACCTCAATTACCGTGAAAGCCGACGGGACGATCGAAGCCGTCGCCGGGACTGCGTCGACCGCGTTTAGTGAAACCCGAGGCGCCGCCGGCGGCCCGCCCTTGATTCCGGTCGACTCGATCGAAATCGCCCAGGTCCGAACGACTTCGATCACCGGCGCGCCGATCGTCGCCTCGGAGATTTTCGCGGTCGTCGGCCAGCATACCGAGCGGTTTGATTTTCCCTCCTGGGAGATCGACCCGTTCGACGGCGCCGTCCGGTTTTTGCAAGCGCTCCCGCTGATTCACACCGGCCCGGCCGCGAAAAAGGTTTACGCGCAAGTCTACACGCCGATTTTCCAGGCTGCCTCCAGGGCTGCCGACGCTGCGAGACATGGAGCGAGTGAGCGAGCGAGTCGAGTAGTCCCCGGAAGCTCGAGCGCCGGGTGGGTGGCCGAAGGTCGCGCGGTAGCGCGGTCGTAGGCCACCCACAAGGCATTGCGACCGGGCGTCGAGTCATCTGCGAGCGATGTCCGGACCCCTGGTTGGGTCCGGACGAGACGAGCGGGGAAGGTCGCGATTAAAGCGACGTTTGCGATTGGGACGGCCGGGGCGCCGAAGGCAATCACTCGTCGCCCATGTTTGGCTCCTTTTGGTGACTGGGAAGTCCCAAAAGGTTTTGCCAAAAACGGCGACGCAATCGCATTGTCCTCCTAGGCGATTGGGCAGCGAGGGAAATCGCCTGATTTTAGTCGTGACTTTTTGCAACCTAATCTATCGATCTGGATAAGTCTTCAAAAGATCGGCACTTCTATAGCGAAAAGCCAATGACACGATGTAAGTATTAGCCTACAAAATTTTCAGCTTTTGCCGACTTGTACGTCTTGCCTCTTTGCTATCTCATGGAAGCATCTACGGAGTGGAGTCGGCCATCTTGTACCGCGCACAGAGGAGAATGTAAGCCATGCCAGTCCAGGTAAGTTATCCCGGTGTTTACATTCAGGAGGTCACATCCGGCGTGCGCACTATTACGGGCGTCGCGACGTCGATTGCAATGTTCGTGGGCCGAACGGCGGAGGGAGAGATCGCCAAGCCGAAGCTGTTATTTAGTTTTTCCGATTACGAACGTGCGTACGGTACGAACACTGACGTCAGCGAAATGACGGATGCGGTGCGTCTGTTTTTCCTGAACGGCGGTCAGCAGTGTTGGGTAATGCGTATTTCGGACAACACGGCGGTACGTGCGCAAGTTACGCTAAAGAACACGCTGCAACAGGATGTGTTGGATATTACCGCCAAAGGCGCGGGGTTGTCCGGCGGAAATATCAGGCTAGCTATCGACTACGACACGGTTGATCCCGAGAACACGTTCAATTTGAGAGTGTTTCGCCAGGTCGAGGTGACACCAGGCGTATTCAACGAACAGGACGTCGAGTTCTTCGGCAATCTCAGCATGGACCCCGATAGTCCACGCTATGCGGTTACGCGGGTAACGCAAGAATCCAATCTAATCTCGCTATCGCTTAGTCCCGGCGCTCCGTCTACGATCTTGCCATTTTCACTTTCGGGCCGGATGGACGGAGGAGTGCTTGCCACCCTGCAGGCGCTGGCGACTCCCGACCCGCTGACGTTTGAGATGAGTGTCGATGGACGCCGGTTTTTACCTGTCACGCTCGCTGCTGCAAACGTCGCAACCACGGATGCCATAGAGACGAAAATTGAGGACGATCTGGGGCTCGCAGACGGTGACATAGCCATCGCACTACCGGCCAATGCCGATGGTCTCGAGCATTTGCAAATCAGGGGAGCCACCGCGGCGGTGAGGACTGTCCGGATCCGGCCCGGTGGCGGCAAGAATGACCTTGCGGTTGGGTTTCAGCTGGGGAGCGAGCAAGGAGGCATCGAGGTTGGGCGTTTCTCGACTCTACGTCCGGCGCCAAGCGGGCTGTTTTTCGACCTCGGGAATCCCGCGGCAAGTCAGCCTTTCGACCGCCTTATCGACTTCGCGACAAAGGAGCAAGGGGGTATTACCCGTTTCGCAATCAGCGTGGGGGGTGTGCAAACCATCGTTCCAGTCCCAGCGGTTCAGACCACTAGTGCCGCAGATGAGATGTACGTGGGCCTACAATCCACCAATCCCTCGCTGGCCAATGTGCGCGAGAAGCTCCACGAGATTGCCAATGCCGTAAATGCGAATTCAGGGGCCAATTTCCCCTGGGCTGCCGCCGTTCACGGAATGCGTCTGATGCTGATGCCGACCTCGGGCGTTGGCAATTTTGTCGGGGAAGTGACGAGTGGTGACGGCAACGATCCCATTGGCACTGGCGGCTACGATCTTGGCGCAGGGGGGCACGCGTTCGCTCGCGATGATGTCAAGATCAGGTACTTCGGTCTCGGCGCGGGAGGGCAGGGCGATTACCAGGGCAATGGTATCAATGGCAGCGACGGAGGGTCCCCCGGCCTTGATGATTACGATGATGCCTACGAAATCATAGATCGCGATATCGAGCTTTTTAATCTGCTCATCTTGCCCAAGGATCGGGACCAGACAGAGGATATGCGGAGGAACCTATGGGGACCGGCAAGCGTATTCTGTCAGCAGCGACGCGCCTTTCTGCTGATCGATCCACCGCTGGCTTGGAAACGTGTAGCAGACATTATCGATCTCAACAGCGCCGATAGCATCTCCAAGCTTCGCCAGGGAGCGGTGAAAGATCATGCGGGCGTGTTCTGGCCGCGCATTACCATAATCTCCAATGGACTGGCGAAATCGATAGCGCCGAGCGGTGCGATCGCAGGAGTCATGGCGCGGATTGACTCCAATCGTGGCGTATGGAAAGCGCCAGCGGGTCTTGAGGCAGATATTCGGGGGATTCGTGGCGTCGATCAGACAATGTCTGACCCTGAAAATGGCGTAATCAATCTCCAGGCCGTGAACGCCATTCGTGTGTTTCCCAGCGGTATCGTCAGCTGGGGTGCGCGCACCATGGATGGCTTTGATAACTCCCCGAACGCCGACTACAGGTATATCCCAGTCCGTAGATTGACCCTGTTCCTTGAAGAAAGCCTGTACCGGGGACTGAAATTCGCGGTATTCGAGCCCAACGATGAACCGTTATGGGCGCAGATTCGGCTGGCGGCCGGTGCCTTCATGAACAATCTCTTTCGGCAAGGAGCCTTCCAGGGGCAAAAGGCAAGCGATGCCTACTTCGTCAAGATCGATTCAGAAACCACGACACAGAATGACATCAACCTCGGCATCGTCAACGTGGTGGTCGGCTTCGCCCCACTAAAGCCTGCGGAATTCGTGGTCATCACCATTCAGCAGATGGCCGGGCAGGTTCAGACTTAAAGTCAAAAGTCGAAGAGCCAAAAAGCCAAGGAGTTGAAAAATGGCGCAATTCACTGTGAACACGAGCCGCATCGACCCCTACAAGAACTTCAAGTTCCGCGTGAAGTGGCAGTCCGATCCGGGAGGGCCCTTTCAGGTGGTAGCCGGCGTGAGCAAGGTCAGCGCACTGAAACGAACCACCGATGTCGTGAGTCACCGCGAGGGGGGAGACATCAGTACTCAGCGCCACTCGCCGGGCAGATCGAATTTCGATCCGATCACGCTCGAGCGCGGTATCACCTTCGATCCGGAGTTCGAGAAGTGGGCGAATCTGGTGTACAGCACGGAAGGCGATGGAGCTGTTTCACTTGCCAATTTTCGGAAAGACATCCGTATCGAATTACTGAATCTGCAGGGCACAGTCGTCCGCGCCTACAACGTGTTCCGCTGCTGGGTAGCGGAATACACGGCTCAGCCGGAGCTCGATGCCAACGCTAATACCATCGCCTTTGAGACGATCGTCTTGCGGAACGAAGGGTTTGAGCGCGATGCGGCCGTTGTCGAGGTGGCGGAAACCTAACAATCTCAAGGGCGACAGCGATGTTGCAGGTTGCACTACGGCCAGGGCTTCAGGATGGCAAATGGGCGTGCCTACGACCTTTGTGCGGTCATGACGAAACGTCTATTAATGGTACGAGCTCGGTCGAGTCGGTAGCGCTTCTTAATCGACTGCTGCTTGAAGCGCCGGGAAGTGTGGGTCCGGGGAAAGCGAAGGAACTCGCGGTGTGCGACTGCGACAGACTGTTCGCCGCCATTTACCTGAAATATTTCGGGGAGCGAATCGAAGGCACCGCGCTTTGCCGGGACTGCAACGAGCCATTCGAGTCGAGCTTTTCCTTGCGCAACTTGATAGCGAGCCTTGAGGATCGTACCGCAGCAAGAGCTATAGGGCCCGATAAGGAAGGTATCTACACATTGCCCGACGGTCGGCGATTTCGACTACCGACGGCTGATGATCAGTACAGCCTAATTGGACTCGAGCCTGAGACGGCGGCGACCGCATTGCTCGAGCGCTGCATGGTGGAAGGCGATCCGAAGGAGGACCCGGAGATGATACAGACCGCCATGGACGCAGTGGGTGCAGTCCTCGACCTCGACCTAGAGGCTGCCTGTCCCAAGTGCGATGCGGTACAGCACGTGCGCTTTGATATCCAAACGTACCTGTTGCACGCGCTCGCATACGAGAGGCGGTTCCTCAACCACGAAGTTCACCACATTGCCATGGCCTATGGCTGGGGGCATGAAGAGATTCTTAGTCTGACGCGTGAGGATCGGCGCGCTTTTGTGCGGCTGATCGAGGCTGAGCAGACGGCCCGAAGGAGGTTACGCGCATGAGCGGATACTTGATGCGTTTGACTCTGCGTGGACGCGTAGCCGGCGAGGCGCAATCCTTGCAACCGTTCGTGCGTAGCGCCTCGCCGGTTGCTGAACGTGACCAGCGCATCGGAATGACGGGCTTCGAAGGATTTGAGTTCGGCGAGGCATTGCCTGCCAAAGCGGGGTCCGAGCAGGAGGACGTTTTCCAATCCTCGGTGCCGCCGGGCATCACGCCAGCCGGTGATGGCAAAATAGCGACAGCCCGAAGAAAGATAGCCAGTCCGACAGCCGGCGGTGATGCCGCTGCGGCAGACATGCGAACTCGGACCCGCGCCCAGTCGTCGAGCAGCGGCGCTGGTGCACTCGATCTGGCCGAGGCGCATGATGTCTCATTGTCGCCATCGAGTCCGCCAACAGCCGCTTCCGTTTCGTCCACGGGCGGCATTCACCCGGAAGCGCCGAGCTTGGATGATTCGCGGACCGGCAACGTGCCGCGCCAGTTTGGCCCCGGCGCCGTGCACACCCGGTCCATTCGACAAGCGCACCCAATCGACTCGCCACGCCTCGAACCATCGCCTGGCGCCTTAGCCGGGCACTTCACGCTGCCGATCGAAAGGGCCGGCGAAGTCAGTGCTGATGACAACGAAGCCCCGCGTGTTGTCATCGGACGAATCAACGTCGAGGTCATTCCACCGCCTGCCGCACCACCGAGCACAGCAACACCACGGCCGGGGCCCCTGACGGCCGCCTCCGTATCGGTCATCGGCCCGCTCGGTGGAAGCATACGCCCAAGCCAGCGCCTCAGCCTCAGGCACCGATAGCCATGACCCTGCTCGACCTCTCCAAGGTAACCAGTACATTGATGAAGCTTCTGAAGCTGAACATCAAAAGGCTATCGGGAATTAATGTAAATATGACACCCCAGCCGCCGGATAAAGTGGGAGGCGATACAAATCAGTTAAGTCTGCATCTGTACCACGTCGCAGAAGATGGCTTTTACAAGAACGCGCTCGGACCCGGCAGCGACATCCCGAATGTAGCCAGGACGCCGATGGCGCTCAATCTGTTTTATATCCTCACCGCGCATCATGAAACTGAAAATCAGGAGGATGCCCTCACAGAGCAGAAGCTCATGGGGTATGCCCTCAAAACGTTTCACGACTTCCCGGTGATCACCGATCAGACGCAGATCGACGGAACCTTCATCATCGAGCCTTTGGATCCAGAGCTGCACGGTCACGACAACACACTCCAAGTCGTGATGCGGCCAGTCTCGCCGGAAGACGCCCTGGGATTCTGGAATTCGGAGCAGTCTAAGACCACTCGCCTTTCGGCCTACTACGAAGTGCGCGTGGTGATGCTCGAGCCGGAAGAGCCAAAGACCATGCCCGGCATCGTGCTGAATCTTGGTACGTTTCTATTGCAGATCGGCACACCCCATCTCGATCGCAGCCAGAGCCTGGTGGGGTTCAAAATCCCACAGAGGAACGGCGGTACGGTACATCAGGTTGAAGCCACGCCAGCGCGGGTGACGCTGGATAATTCCGCCACTCCTCCCACGGTGCATAATCGGCTCCTGCTGCTCGGTACTAACCTAACCATAGGCAAATCCAGATCGCTCTTTTTTAGGAACGGCATCTGGGTGAAGCTGCCACCGCCTGATGGTCCAGTTGAACAGACAGTGGTCGATCTCGCCGAGAATCCGGACTGGGAAGTCGGGTTCCAAACCGACCGCGTGGCTATCAAACTGGCGTCGACACTCAGGCATGTCAAGCCAGATGGCACAACCGTCGACTTGCCAATGCTGCCGGGCTTCTACAGCGCCTTTGTTCGCGCAGTCAAGGAAGAAAAGGTCATCAGCAACGAGCTGAAGCAGATCAGCGTCTCGAGCAACGAGATCGGCTTTGCGGTTGCGCCGCGAATCGTCGGGCATGGAGCGCCCGATGCCAATGACACTATTCAGATCGATCTCGGTTCGGAGTTCGATCTGCTGGATATCAATCTGCCGGAAGATGCCATTCAGGTCATCGTCGATGGCGAGGTTTACACGCGTGTTAATGTCGATCCACCTGCCGATGCGAAAGAGTGCTTCGTCACGAACACTCCATCAAATCTGATCCGTATCAAGCCGCATTTTCCGGTAACCGTAACCGAGCCGCAGGCTCACCCATTTCGGCTGATCGTCAACGGCGCCGAATCGGCGCCTTTCTGGATCGAGTTGAGCCCGTAGGTAAGTCATGACGACCGCTTATACAAAAACTCATCAAATCGACCCGGCTGCCGAGCTAACGACCGGGCGGGCCAGCAGCGCGTCGGTGCTGGAGTTGATACTCCAGCGGGTTCGGCTGAGGGCGCAACGGCGGGCGGCGTGGCTAACCTATCTGGGAAATAATGCCGAAGCGGGAACGCCAATCGCGATGGACACCCACCTGGCTGCGTGTCTTGACGGCCGGGATACGCCGGAGGCGGAAGCCGCCTGGTATGAGCAGGCCGAGGACGTGCAGCCTTTGAATGCAGAGCTCGATCGGGTCGAACAGGCGCTCGCGGGCGAGTCCGGTACTCGGCTGCAGCAGTTGCGCAGCCTGTTTCGCTTGAGCGAGCTGGAGATGGACCTGCTGCAGACGTGTTTGGCGCCAGCAATCGATCCAAGTGTGGGGATCGTTTATGCCTATCTGCAACAACACCCAGCGCGCAGCTATGTCACCGAAGCACTTGCGGCGCGGCTGTTCGGTTATGGGCGCCGCTCCATGGGGCATGCCGGTGGTCCACTTGCCGCATGGGGGCTGGTCTCGGCCGGCGAAGCCGCTCCCGGCGAGCCGGTCCCGCTTGCCGTTGATTCCATCATTATCGACTGGCTGCAGGGCGAGCTGCGCATGGACCCGGCGCTGGTCGGGCGGGTGCAGATCGTCGAGCCGCGTGAGCCGCTCGAAAGCTGGCCTGTGGAGAGGACGGCGCGGTTGATTCAGAACGCGCTGGAACGCGAGTCGGCGGTACGTGTGCTTTTGATTGGACCCTCTGCCAGCGGGAGACGCACGTTTGCCGCGACGGTCGCCGCGTGCTTCGGTATCCAGACGCTTTCCGTGGACACTACCGAGATCACGGACACCGACTGGCCCGACACCTTCATGCGGGCGCAGCGGCTGGCGGTAATGGGTAGTGCGGCCCTGGTTTGGCACGGCGACCGTTTTGACCGGTCCTGGCCAAGCTATCTGACACCGGCGCCGATTCAGTTCGCCGCTTGCGATCCAGATCAGGGGGCTCCTCCCTGCGGGCACGTCATCGACCATCGCATCGATATGCCGCTGCCGACGCTAGCCGAGCGCCGCCGGCTTTGGAAGTTCAATATCCCTGAGTCGACCGGCTGGCCGGCGAATGGGCTCGAAACAGTAGTTTCACGATACCGGCTGAACGCAGGTGACATCGTGTCGGTGGCACGCCGCGCCCCGGCAAGTGCCGGGGAAGCGGCCACCCATGTGCGCGAACTTACAAGGCAAAGGCTTGGCGATCTCGGACGGCTGCTCGACTGCCCGTTCACGTGGGACGACCTCGTGGTGTCCGATAAACTGCGTGAGGCATTGGAAGACTTCGCCTTCGAGGCGCGGGATCGCGCTGAGTTCTGGGAACGCCCAAGCGCCCAACGTCTGTTCCCGCGCGGGAGAGGGCTGGTGGCGCTGTTCAGCGGTCCGCCGGGAACGGGCAAGACCATGGCCGCCCAGGTCATCGCCGCGGATCTGGAACTGGACCTTTTCCGTATCGATCTCGCCACCGTGGTCAGCAAGTATATCGGCGAGACCGCCAAGCACCTGGCGCAGATTTTTGCCCGCGCCTCACAGATGAATGGCGTGCTGCTGTTTGATGAGGCCGACGCACTCTTCAGCAAGCGCACCGAAGTGAAAGACTCTCACGATCGCTACGCCAACGCTGATACGAGCTATCTGCTGCAACTGCTCGAAGAATACCGAGGCATCGTGATCCTCGCGACCAACAAGAAGCAGAACATCGACCCCGCCTTCATCCGCCGCGTGCGCTACGTGTTTGAGTTTCCAAGGCCCGACGCGGCCGAGCGGCGTCGGATTTGGCGCCAGATGATCGGGGAGCTGAGCGGGGACGAAACGCTAAAGCGACTCAAAATGAGCCTCGAAGCGCTCTCGGCGAATGTCGAGCTGTCTGGCGCGCAGATCAAGAACGCAGTGCTGGCCTCCATCTTCGTCGCTCGCCGTAGCCGCGAGCCGCTGGCGATGGTGCATCTGCTGAGAGGGATCGAACGCGAGCTGGGCAAGGAAGGACGCTCGGTGGGAACCCATGAACGCGAGAGGTTGATGCGTCATGGCTGAAAACAAGAACGCCGGAATCCATATCGGGCAGTTGAATCTCCGCATCCCGGGTCATAGCGCCGACATAGCCCATGGCGTAGCCAACGGCATTGGCCAGGGCTTGGCGCAGAAAGTTCCCATCGGTATGCAGCGTCGTCTTGGCGCACTGAGCGTCCGCGTTCCGGTGCCTGCCGGCGCAACGGAGACCGAGCTGAGTGACGCCATAGCTGAGGCAATTATCAGGGCACTGCGGAAATGAGGAGGAGTGGAGCCATGGCCCTTGCACTTTTGTCACGAGCCAGAAGTAAACCGCAGAGTTCGATGAAGCCCATATCCAAGAAGAAGTCCGGGGGTGTGAAGCGGGCTGCTGATGGATGGTCTGGATTTGCAAAGCCGGTTTTTCAGCCGCAGACCGCCGCGCATCCGACGGGTCCTTGGCTACCGTTAAGCTCCGTCCGAGGCGGGATTCTGCAGCGTAAATGCGCCTGCGGTGGCGCGACCGGCATGTCGGGGGATTGCGAGGAGTGCAGCAAGAAGCGATTGGGTCTGCAAACCAAGCTCACGATCAACGAGCCGGGCGACGTCTACGAACAGGAAGCGGACCAGATTGCCGATCAAGTAATGGCAACATCAGCGAATCCTGCTGTCAGCGCCGCGCCGCCGCGCATCCAGCGCTTCTCAGGACAATCGAACGGGCAGATGGATGCGGCGCCCGCCAGCGTGGACCAAGTCCTTGCCAGTCCCGGCAGGCCGCTGGAGCCGGCGTTACGGCGGGACATGGAGCAGCGCTTCAGCCACGACTTTTCCACGGTGCGGGTGCATACCGGCGCGGCCGCCGAGCGATCGGCGCGGGATGTGGATGCACATGCCTATACGGTGGGGCATGACATTGTTTTTGGTGCGGGTCGGTTCGCACCGGGGACGCACGAGGGACGGCGGTTGGTTGCCCATGAACTCACGCATGTGGTGCAGCAGTCAGGGTCGGATGCGACTCGTCTGGATCAAAGCGATGAAAATCGTGGTCTGTCGCTGATTCCCACAATTCCCACCCATCCCAAACTCCAGCGGCAGCCGGAAGGCTTCGACACCTGCCGTCCCTCCAAGGACCTAGCGCCCCGCGAGTGGCTCAGATGCGTGCACACGGGCCGCATCCAACCGGGCAACGAATATCCATTGCGCTTCACGTTCACCGGTGTCGTGGCGACGCGAGACGAGTTCGTCAAATGGGTGGCCCGCGAGGGGATCACTGAAGAGGTGGCGATAGCCCGTGTGATGCACTCGCACGAGTTCGCTGGCACTGACAAGGCCCGTGAGGAGGCGAAAGCACAACTAATTACCGCCATCCCGAGGGAAAAACTAAGTGCCTGCATTCGTCCAGTGCAGATCGCTGACGACAATGGCAAGAAGCCCACGGTCCTTCCATCGTTCGCTGCGGCAACGACAATATGGGGGAAGTGCTGCCTCGATCTGTCGGTTAATGCGGCTAAGATAGTGTCAAAGACGGCCTTTAAGACGTTGGATCATGAGGAAGGCGCCCGCGCAACTGCCGAGGAAGCCAGCTTGATTAAGGCTGCGGGTGGAGCCGGCGGTTGCATCTCGGTATTCGTGGCGGAGACATTTCAGCAAGGCGGCATGATCAGCAAGGATATATCGGGCGGTGCGGCAACCTTCGGCACGCCGTTCGGACCTGCAGTCGTCGTAGTCGAGGGCGTAGATCCCACTATCGTTGCCCACGAGCTGGGGCACGCCATGGACTACCTGCCCCATGAGCCGCCAGGTACTGTCATGGAGGTCAAGGCCCCAAGACACGATCAAAGGGAATCGGACAAGGTAGCATGGGTTATCTGCGACAAGGTGAGAAGGTTCACTAGTGCCAAACCCAGCGGCAAGAAAGACTGCTACTCGGACGTCATAAAGTGAGAATCCCGACAAGGCTGCCATGGCGCCGCGTTTCTAGATCATACGCTGGGTGGCGGAGGCGCAGCGTTCGAGTGCAAGTGCCTGTCGGCGTGATCGAGACCGATCAGCGATGCTGTCGCACGAGCGATCATGAGGGCGCCGCGGAAATGAATTGAGGAGCGGAGCAATGGCCTTTGTGCTGTTATCAAGATTCAGCAGTAAAACACGGGCTTCAGTGAAGCCTGTAGTCAAGCAGAAATCTGCTTGTGGGCAGCATCTGGGTTCACGTTTTCAATTTTCGAAACCAGTTATGGAAACACGGCCCACGGCGGTCACTTCAGCTCCTGTAAATCAGACCAGGCTTGAGCTTGGCAAAGCGAACGATAAGCGCGAGGCGAAACGAGTGGCTGAGCAAGTAACGCCGATGCCGGGTCTCGCCACAACTGAGACGACAACTTTGGATAGCATGAGCACTGGCGACCAGTCTCTGCCAGAATCGGTTCGAGCATTCTTCGAGCCCCGCTTCGGTACCGATTTAGGTGGTGTCCGCGTCCATGCCGATACCGAGGCTGGAAAGCTGAGCCGCGCGCTGGGGGCCGAAGCGTTTACAATCGGTGCCGATATCTATTTCGGCCCTGGCGCTTACCGCCCAGCCAGCGCCACTGGCCGCCGCCTGCTCGCGCATGAACTGACCCACGTCATGCAGCAGTCAGGCACTACACCGGCGTGCATCCAGCGACGGCTACTCGTCACCGCAGATAAGAAAGCAGATATCAAGGCGCTTTTCGATCTACTGGAGCCGGCATCAGGTTTCACTCTGAAGCACGACCCTAAGACCAAAGAAGTCTCGATCGTTGCAGCCCGTCTCAAGCCGGCCTCGTTCGTGCTGGCCACTCGGCTGGCCGAAATCATTGATGATCCGAATCGGGATGCAGAGTTGAATCTGGGAAGGAACCAGCCGGGTGTCTCGTTTGGCAAGTTTCCGGAATCGGGTCCCTTGATACAGGAGATCAACATCGCTGGCCTAGAGAGTCTCGAAGCCAAGGCGCCGGGAAGCGGTGTTGCGTTCATTACCCACGAGATCGTTGAGAACTATCATGCCCACACGCCTGCCCTGCAACAGTTCTCCCGCACGGGCCCAGGGGGCATACTCTCGCAGTCTCACGAAGAGGCCCTAATGGCCGAGAGTCTTGTGGCCGGGGAACTCGTCGGACCCGGAGCGCGAGTCGCTCGCGCAGTGGCGGACATGGGTAAAAACGTGGTTTGGTTTGTCGATGATTACGAGCAGTACTTTCTCGTCATCGAGCGTAATCTCAAGACTGGTGTTATGACAAACGCCTGGCAGGTCCCCCGTGTGAACATGGGCATCTTTACCATTTCTGGCTTCGCGATCGGTTCGCCTAACGTTCCCGCCGCCGCTCAGCCGACGGTTGCAGCTGTGGCCGATGCTATGTCGAAGAATCCCAGTGCGACAGTGCGCATGGAAGTCGGCGGCCGAGACCGTGAACTGGCGCTACGACGAGCCGACGCAGTCGAAAGCGCGATCCTCGACGATGGCAAGAACCGAGGCCTCTCTAGATTCGACCTCCGCTCAGGAAACAACTTCAATGTGATCGTGTCCGGCCTGGAAGGACAAATCGTCATCACCGTGGATCAACCGGATACGGCGGTGCAATCATCAAGGGGCAGCTTGGTCAAGCGGTGGCTGACCAGCACCGGGAGGCGGACGTGAAGGTGGCCCTCGTAGGATGGGTAGAGCGCAGCGAAACCCATCAATGGACGGCGGAAGGGTAAGATGGGTATAACGGGGTTGGTGAAAAAGGTATCGATAAAATGATTGACCAAGGCGGAGCGCCGACTCAGTTGTTGACCGAAAATATTCAAGCCCGCGTAGATTGAGGTGAGATACGAACCCCAACATTCGACGCGGCGGGCATTACGTTGGGGTTCCTTCGTCTCCCCCAACCGACCCTCTAGGATTGTAGGTACAGTGGCCACGAGCCACATACAAATTGATCGTAAATTTCTTCGGAAGGGAAGCCATGTCTGACACCGGCCTAAGACGTAGCCCAAAGTTCGAAAAAGGCGCCCTGGTTCAACTGGTAAAGGGCCTGATGGGCGTCGTGCCGAACGTCATTCCCTTCCAGTACAACCCGGAGAAGTTGTCGCACACCCTGACGCCCTGGAACCCGTTCGAGGTGGACCAGACGCAGCGCGGGGCACAGGCGCCGACGGTGCAGCCGTTCAATCCGAAGGAATCGTTTAATCTGACGCTGGAGATCGACGCCACCAACGATTTGGAAGATGACAATCCCGTGGCCAAAAGGATTGGCGTGGCCGACCGGTTGGCGGCGCTGAAAAAATTGACGCTGGCCTCCGAGGGCTTGGTCGGTGATCTGGTCTCCAGCGCCCGTACGCTCGTCGGGAAAGCGGCCATGAATGCCGTGCGGCCCACGGTGCCCGTGGTGCTGTTCGTATGGGGCTCGGGAAGAATTCTGCCGGTGCGCGTGACCAGCTTTTCGGTCGAGGAGACGCTGTTCTCGCCATTGCTGCATCCGATCCAGGCCACCGTGACGCTGGGTCTTGAGGTGCTTACGCCGGATGTCTTCAAGTGTCAGAAAGACATCACCGCCGATATTGCCGTCGCCGCTTACAACTTCACCAAGCTCCAGGAGGATACGCTGGCGGCGGCGCATATCGCGAACAACCCGGATGCGATTCGAGGACTACTGCCTTTTTAAGGGAGGTGCGGATGGCCCTATTCGATGCCAAAAGCCGCTACGTAAAGAACGCTTCGATCTACGAAGCAATCGACCGCCGCGGCCGTAGAGTTCCTGCGCTAACAGCGGCGGAAAAGCCCGTACAAATTCTATTGGGAGAGCACCTGCGACGCGAGGGACAGCGACTGGATCATCTGGCGAACTTCTATCTCCAAGACTCCAACGGATTCTGGCGTCTCTGCGAGCTCAACGACGCCATGCTGCCCGACGCGCTGGCTGAAACTGACATTGTGAAGATTCCAACGGTGCTGTGATGGGCTTCGGCGCAATCATCGCCTCGGGCGAAAAGAACCAATTGCTGAGCGATGATCTTATGGACTGCCTCACCGAGGTGCGCGTGGAGCAATTCCTCGACGAGCCGACGCGGTTTGCCATTCGCTTTCAGGAGGATATCCGTGACGGCGAACCGTTCATCATGAAAAGCCCAGAGCTGCAATGTAATCAAATGATTACCATCGCGGTCCAGGTGGATCAGAAAATGAAGTGCCTAGTGCGTGGTCCGATCACGGACATGAAGTGCTCCGTCACACTGGGCGGGCCTGGATCGTGGCATGAGGTCCATGGGCAGGACCGGCGCGTGGAGATGGATCGCGAGTGCGTCCACTACGCTTGGTCGTCCCTAGCTTCAGAAGCGGCTGAAGCCATCCTCAATAAGAGGATCCAGGATAAGAAAAAATTCGATCGAATAAGTGTGGAAAAAACCAGAATAGTCTATGGCGGAAAACCCGTGAAAGGACGTCCGACAGCCTCCACCTTGAACCAGCGCTACACTGATTTGGCTTTCATCCGCCGGATCGCTCGCGATTGTGGCCTTCACTTTTGGATCGAGTACCAATGCCTGCGCAACGGGCTTGACCCCTCGGGCCAGTCGCTAACGGTTAAGGAGCAGGCCAACCTCAAATCGTCTCCACGCCGGCCCAAGGATGCACCGGCCGGGCCCATCCCCGTGGATCAGATGAAGCTTGTGCCGACCGTTCCGGTCAAGCTGCGCGTTAACGTCGAGAAGGAGCAATGCCAGAACGTGACGGCTTTCGATTTGACCATGAATCCGGAGCGGCCCAACCGGTTTGTGGGCGCGGCGAAGGATGACCGCGATGCGAAGCCGCCGCATGACGTATTCATTGAGGATTCTCCGCAGCCACCCATCATCAGGGGCGGACAACGATTCGCAGGCTGCAAGGAGCCGCGCGATCTATGCATCACGACAGCGGGTAATCAGGAAGAATTGCAGTGCAAGGCCGAGGCGGCACTGACCGAAGCCGGTTGGTTTGTGGATGCGACGGCCAGCACCACCGTACACATGCTCGGCGGCGTGCTGCTTCCGCATGATGTGGTCGAGGTCGAAGGGCTCGGCAAAGACCACAGCGGCCCCTACCAAGTCAAGGCGGTCACGCACGTCATCAACGCTGCCGACCACTTCATGGACATTCAACTGCGGCGCAATTGCGGCGCAATGTGATTGGCAGAGGGTAAGAAATGCAAGAGCATGAACTGATGGGCGACATGCTGGAGTACATGGAGAGCAGGTACTTCGGCAAGTATCGTGGCACGGTGACGGACAACAACGATCCAACGGGACGGGGCCGGCTCGAAGTGCGCGTGCCGGCGGTGATGGGCAAGCAGCCGATATGGGCCTTGCCCTGCACACCTTATGCCGGGGATAACATGGGCGTCTATATGGTCCCGGAGCCTGGAACCGGTGTTTGGGTGGAGTTCGAGGCCGGCGATCCCTCTTATCCCATCTGGGTCGGCTGCTTCTGGGCCGACCGACAGGCGCCGAAAAACGAGCGCGGCTCCGAAGCTGCACCGCCACTCAAGATCATCCGCAGCCAGAAGGGCTTGATGGTCACGTTGGATGACCAGCAGCAGGTAATTACCTTGAGCGATAAGGATGGCAATAACCTGGTGACGATTGAAGTGGAGCAAGGCAAGGTGATGGTCAGGGGGGCGCAGAAAGTGGTGGTCGAGGCGCCTCAGATCGAACTGGTCGAGAATGGCACGCATCCGGTGGTCTTTGGCGATCAATTGCTGCAATACCTGAATCAGCTTGTGCAATTGTATCAGGGGCATACACATGTCCCGGGTACCCCTACCACTGCTCCGCCGGTACCGCCATTTCCACCGCCTCCACCGACATTGAACTCCACGCGAGTAAAAGCTGGGTAACGAAAAATGAGAGCCGGCCAAGTGAGACGCTAGCAGGTAATCAAAATGAACACCCGGATCACTGCCATCCATTTCCCCTTCGCGATCAATGACCGCCTCGGCCGGCTCGCTCAGGAAAACGACTACGAGCAATACATCAAGCAGCTTATTCGCCAGGTGCTCTTTACCGCGCAGGGTGAGCGCATCAATCGCCCGGATTTTGGCGCCGGGGTCAGGCGGATGATCTTCGCGCCGAACAGTCCGGCTACGGCGTCGCTGGCGCAGACGTTGATCTTCCAGGCGCTCACCACCTGGCTGGGCACCCTCATCCGCACCGACGGCGTCAAGGCCGAGGCGGACAACGAGCGACTGAACATCGCCATCGTCTATACCATTCTGGCGAAGCAAGAGCGCCGATTCCTGAACCTGGAGGTCACACTCTGATGCCTGGCGAAGATAGGCTGACCGCATTGCTCGAACAACCCGTAAAGCGGGTGACAGGGATCGATTTTATCCAGGTTGTCGATCCCGCGGACCAGACTGTTCTCCGCGTCTTCTTTCTCATCGATCCCGATAACGATCCTGCTACTCCCGATCCCGATAAGCTCAGCGATCCGATCGTCAATACGGGGGATCTGCCCTTAGACGTTTCCATGGATACGGTCACTATCAATAGTGTCTCGGGCGGCGAACGTCTGGCCGGTGTGCCGATCGTGCGCGCAACTTACAAACAGGTGCCGCTAGATGGGGAAATGCGCACGGTACTGGAGGTGCAAACGTCCGAGCCGGGCGACTTTTCGATCTATCGGTTGACGATCATCGACGAGCCGAAGCAGCGCATTGATCGTTTCTTCAATGGTGTTGAGTTCAGCTTCAAACAGGGCTGTCCCAGCGCTCTCGATTGCAAGCCACGGGGTCTTGAATGCCCGCCGGAGCCATTCGTTGACTTTCCCATCGACTACCTCGCACGCGATTTTGTCAGCATTCGCAATGCGCTGCTCGATTTCGCGTCGCAGCGCTATCCGGATTGGAGAGAGAAGATCGAAGCCGACGCCGGCGTCATGCTGGCCGAGATCATGGCAGCCTTGGGCGACGAGCTCTCCTACATCCAGGACCGATATGCGCGCGAAGCCTATCTGGAGACGGCCACCCAGCGGCGTTCGTTGCGCCATCACACGCGGCTTGTGGACTATCAAATTCATGACGGGCTGACAGCGAGCACATTCCTGGACCTAAAAGTAAAGACGGGGGGGACGTTTCTGAACGCTGGCAGCCGTGTCTGGGCGCAGGGTCAAGGTGAACCGCCGATCCCCTTCGAGCTCGGCCACGGCCTTAGCGATACTACCGCCGATGAAGGCAAGCCCATCAAGTTCTGGGTGCACGCCGAATGGAACGAGGTGCCTGTGCACATTCCGGATGCCGCGAAGCCGTGCCTTCCGGTCGGGGCGACGGAACTGTTTTTGTGCGGGACATTTCCGATGCCAGAACAGATACCTGCGGGCGAGGATGCTGCGAAGTTTTGGATCGGCAAGTGGCTGTTGCTCAAGACGGAGCCGGAAGACCCATCCGTGCCGGTGCGCCGCCAGCTTATTCGCGTAGTCGAGGTTGAGCACACAACGGATCCGCTGAACCTCGAAAACAATAACCCTATCGCGATTACCCGTATTCGGTGGGAGGAAGCCCAGGCGTTGCCGTTTGAAATGTGTCTGAGCGACATGGTTGTCCATGGTAATCTCGTGTTTGCCACCGCTGGCGAGACCGTCACTGAATTCTTTACCATCGGTACGAACGATAACATCCCGCTAGATCTGGCAAAGAACGTGAGCCGGGCCGTCGAGCGCCAGGGTCCGCTCGATGAAATAGCCTGCCGCCGCAGCGGGACTTTCCTTTATAGCCTGAAGCAAACCGAGACACGGGGCCTCGGCTGGCTCGGCGCACTGCACGACACCAAGCCCGAGGTGGAGCTCCAAGAGGTCGAGGCTGATAATCTTCAACCGCTCGCAACGCCTCAGATCTGGCATTGGCAGCGCACCTTACTCGACACTCGCGGCTTTGAAGACGCGTTCACGCTCGACGACGGGACTTGGCGTCGCGTGATCGGCTTCCGGCGCATTGGCGAGGTGATCGAGCATATGGATTACGCCAGTGTATCGGGGTTCACCATCCGTTTCGGCGATGGCGAGTTCGGGAGTACACCGCCCAAGGAAACCGTTTTCAGAGTCCGCTATCGCACCGGCCCGGGCACGAGGGCTAATTTGCCCGCCGACACAGTAGTCAACCTGAGGAACCCCGAGGACGAGGCGCAAGCTGATCTCGCCAGTGTGCTCGATGCCGTCACCAACCCTTTGCCGATCACCAGCGGCGTTGATCCGGAGGACCCGGCGGTCATCAAGCAACTGGCGCCTGAGGCATTTCGGGCAATCACTTTCCGCGCCGTGCGGCCGGAAGATTACGCCGAAATCGCCGAACGTCTGCCGTGGGTCCAGCGTGCCGGCGCCCGCTTCCGCTGGACCGGCAGCTGGCTGAGCGTTTTTGTCACCCCCGACCCGCTGGGATCGTTTGAGCTCAGCCCTGCGCATCGAGCGGAACTCGAAAACCTGGTGGACTGCGTGCGGCAAGCGGGCCGCGAAGTGTTTGTCCGTAACTCCCGCTTTGTCAACATCGATCTCGAAATCACAATCTGCATCGAGCCGTTCGCTTACGCCGGTCAGGTGAAAGCGCGTGTCCTGGAAGCGCTGGTCGGACGGAAAGGCGTGCGGCCTGCCAAGGGATTCTTCGATCCGGATAATTTCACCTTCGGCACGCCACTGCGCCGCTCGGCGCTTGAGGCTGCGATTCAGGACGTTGCCGGCGTGCACGGCGTCGAGAAGATGTGCCTAAGAGCAAGGGGTATTACCGAGCTACGTGAGTTCGTTGAGCTCACCTTCAATGTGGGCCACGACCAGGTCATCCGTCTGCAAAATGATCCTCGCTTCCCGGAACGCGGATCCTTACGCATCATCACCCGGCAAGAGCAGCAAGCGGTAACGGAGGAATGTCAGACATGACGGTATGCTGCCCGTGTGACGAATTGAAGCACCCGGCCAAGCCGGACATTCCCGCCGGCCTATCCGCGCTGCCTCGCCAGATGGCCGGATTCCCCGAATATCGCCTGGCGATGCTGCGCGACTTTCCCACGTATGCGCCGCTTGCGGGATGGCGGGCGCGCGAAGGGGACGACCTGGGCCTTATGCTGCTCGAAATGTGGGCATATGTGCTCGACGTCCTAGGCTTCTATGACGAGCGCGTCGCCAATGAAAGCTACCTGCGCACCGCGGTGCTGCGCCCATCGCTTCGCAAGCTGGTCGGACTGATCGGATACCAGGCGCGTCCTGCGCTGGCGGCCTCCGTAGTGCTGGCGGCGATCGCCGAGGGCAACCGCCCCATCGTGTTGCCTCCGCGAACAGGTTTCCGTTCGAACGCGTTTGGCAGCGAGCCGCCGCAGGTATTCGAGACCGAGGTGGAGCATGTAATCCACTCGCTGAAGAATGAATGGACGCTAGGACCGGTGCGTGACCGGTTCCCGGGCGATGAAATTCTGCTAGAGGCTAGCACCGCCGCGCTCACCGCCGACCAGCTTGTGTTGTTGCGCTGGAAGCGTCCGGGTTCCGCAGATGCACCGACTGAACTGCAAGCCGGGCGCGTCACTAGTACCCGCAGGATCAACGCGCTGGACGGTGCGACATACGTAAGAGTAGAGATTGTTCCTGCTCCTAGGTTTGGTCCTTTGGTGCAACTCAGCGCCATCGGAGTCTTGTCACCCCGTCTGACGGCCTCGGTAAACCCGCTGGAGCTCAGCCAAACGCAGATTGTCCTGGATGCGTTGTATCCGCAATTGGCCGAACAAGACTCGGTCATCATACAGTGCGGCAAGGAGTTGCATGCAGCGATTATTACCTCAGTCTCGATTTTCCCTGTAGAGGTCCGGCCAGCCACAGATGGCGTTCCTGCGACAACGCTTCCGGCGACTCGCATCGTCATTAGCCCCGGTTTCCCCGACGACTTTATCTGCGATCCGTTGCGCTTGGTTATCCATCTCAACATGACTGCCGCTGGCAGGCTGACGAGCGTCGCCAAAACGCATTTAGGCGTGGCCGACTTTGCCTTATTAGGGGTGTCTATCGAGGGTGTGGTTGAGCCGCTGCCCGCTGGTGTTACCAAGCCGAGTGAGCTGTTGTTGCTGGATGCACAAGACAACGGGGTGCGCACAAACGGCGGCGTTGATATCAATCCTAAAGGTGAGGGCAAAATTCAGCTTGCACCAGACCTAGCGCCGTTCGTAACGTCCTTGCGCACACCAGTCACCGCCTTCGGCAATCTCGTCCGCGCCACGCGCGGAGAAACCGTATTCAACGAGGTCCTAGGCAGCGGCGATGCCTCGCAGGCGTTTCAGTCGTTTACCCTTGAGAATAAACCGCTGACATACCTCAACGATCCCTCGGCGCTCAATGGCCGCCGCAGCACACTGGAAGTACGCGTCAACGGGATCAAGTGGCGGGAAGTGGCGAGCTTCTTTGGCGCTGGTCCGCAAGATGAGATCTACGTCGTCCGTCAGAACGATGAGCAGGAGACCCTCGTCACCTTCGGTGACGGCAAAACGGGGACGCGCCTTCCCACCGGGGTGGACAATATCACCGCCACTTACCGCTTCGGCGCCGGTGCGGCCAAACCGCCGGCCGGGGCGATCAGCCAGCTTGCCAGGCCCGTCGAGGGACTGCGGCGGGTGACGAACCCGGTTGCCGCCGGCGGCGGTGCCGATGCCGACCAGCGCAAGGACATCCGCCGGAATGCTCCCAACAGCGCGCTTCTCCTGGATCGCGCCGTATCGGTGCCGGACTTCGAAGCCTTGGCACGCGAGTTCGGCGGTGTGATCAACGCGCATGTCGAGTGGGTATGGGATGAGACCTCCCAGAGCGCAGCGGTGAAGGTCTGGTTTATCTCCGACGGAGGCGATATCGCCAAGGCGCTCAGGGCACTCCTGATCGGTCAAGCCGATCCCACCACGCCGCTCGTTGCGGAAGAGGCGCAGGCACAGCCATCCGAGCTCATCATCGATCTGGAGATCGAGCCGCGGTTCAGCGCGCAAACCGTTGTCGAGCAGGTCAGGCAGACGCTCATTGATCGTGATACCGGTATTCTGGCACTGGAAAACATCCCGATCGGGAGTCCGCTCTTCCGTAGCCGGATCTTTGATGCGGTGCTCTCGGTCGAAGGAACGCGCTCGGTGCGCGCCATGACAGTGGACGGTCGGCCCGCGCCCTTTGCCATCACGGTGGCGCAGAGCCGGTATCGCAATTTTCTCGACCGTCTTTTGATCAGCGGCACGCCGGCGTCGTAAGCGGAGGAGAATCCTATGACAAACGGCAAGGAGGCCCTAACCCCCGCGCACGATCTCTTCGAACGGTACTACACCGAAAAGATCTGGGACTGGATCCCCGCGATTTACAAGGATGAGGATGGGCTTGCGGAAAATCCCGGCGTGCTGCGGTCGATCGTGGAGATCGTTGCCCGTCAGGCGGCGATCGCCCGGCGCAGCATCGATCGTCTGTGGGATGACCCGTTCATCGAACTGTGCGACGACTGGGCCATTGCCTATATTGGCGACCTGCTCGGAACGCGGCTGGTGCATGAACTTAACCGTCGCGGGCGCCGGGTAGATGTAGCGCGGACGATCTTCTACCGGAGACGCAAGGGCACCCCACTGGTCCTCGAGAAGCTCATCCAGGATATCACCGGCTGGGAAGGCAAGGTCGTCGAGAGCTTTCGGCGGCTGGCCCGCGCCCGTCACGGGCTCGATCCCGAGCCACCGGAACGGGTGGGGTTTGTCACCGAGACGCCGCCCGGAGGCTGGGCGAAGCTCAAATCCATCCGTAGTGCCGCGTTGGTTGACAGCCCGTTCGACGAGTTCTTTCACACGCCGGACTTTCGTCAACTGCACGGCAAGCTCGGCCGTTACAACATTCCCAAGCTCAACTTCCACCTGTTCCGGTTGCTGCCGTTCGAGGTCAACTTTGCCACCGCTGCCAATTTCGGCGAAGGGCGATTTACCTTTGACCCTTCGGGGCGTGATGTCCCGTTGTTCCGTCCCGATCAGAGATCTGGTCCGCAGAAGTGCCGTCCACCGTGCGAGTGGGAGCTACCGGCGCCGATTCTCTGTCGCCTGCTTGGGGAGGCGCGATACATGATCACGGCCGGGTTGATCGATGAACTGCTCAAGCAGGGGCTTTCGCAGCTAGCCGCAGATGAGTTGTCACGCTATGTGAGGAGCCTGTTTCGCGACGAGGCGCGTCTGCGCGAGACGATTGAAAGTCTCGATGAATCCGTTGATATCTTGAAGCATTTCGATAAGTTGCTGGCAGGGGCGATCACCGAGGACTCGCCCAAGGCACACCTGATCCCAACAAAGATCCAGTTCGATCCCAGCGCCGTTGCTGTCGCTAAAGGCCCCGACATCAATGCACCCGTCATCGAGCACCAACGGATTGCCGCAGGCAACCTCGAGGACTGGGGTGCAAGCCTTGGAATGCTTTCATCGGAAAAGACTTTAGTCGTCGACCCCGAACGTGGACGATTTTGGTTCCTAACCGTGCCGAACCAAAATGTGTGGGTGCCTGTGTATCACTACGGGTTCTCGGGCAGGATAGGCGCGGGAACGCATGACCGATACGATGATAATGCGGCACCAGGCGTTCATCCCGTCCCAATCCCGAACGGTGGCAACAATAACCCCGGTCCGGTGATGATGAACGTACCGTCCTCTCCAGTCTCGGGCGTTTTTCGATTCGACGACAGCAAGACCTATCTGCCGGACGGCGACGTCACCGGCATCGATAAGGTCACCTTCCAAGCCACGAACTTCCAGCGCCCTTACATCAAGCGGGTTGTGCCGACTAGTATCGAGTGGGTATTTGCGGGACTGAGCAAGGCCGAACTGACATTGAACGGCCTATGGATCGGCATTGAGCAAGAAGGTGCCACGGCCGGCTCTGCGCCTTGTCTGCCGATTGCTGCAGCCCTGGTGTTGGAGGGAGAGTTTCACCAAGTCGTCATCCGCCACTGCACGCTGGATCCAGGGGGTGAGAAATCGCGCATCGAGTCCAACGCCTGTCAGGCGATTCCCTATGTGAGGCTACTGGTGCGAGGCAAAGTCGAAGAGCTGGTCATCGAATCTTCGATCGTCGGACCCATTGTCGAAGATGAAGTCTCAGGCACCCGGGGTATTATTCAGAAGCTCGTTATCCGCGACTCCATCGTGCAGAGCATCGACCCAATGCTGTCGCCGGCGATCGAGACTCAGTTGGGTCAAGTCGAGATGCAGCGCGTCACCGTATTCGGTGATGTCACGGTCAACCGCCTATTTGCCAGCGAGGCGCTCATCCAGGGCCTCGTCAGGGTTACCGACAATCAGCATGGCTGTTTTCGATTCAGTGCGAGCAACGAGGATCCCCAGAAGCGATTGCCGCCGCAGTTCGAATCCCACTTCTTTCCGCCGGCGATTCCAAACCATTTTTTTACATCCCGGCGCTTTGGTGATCCGGGTTATGCCCAACTCAGTGGAACGGCACCGGCCTCCATTATCCGCGGGGCCGAGAACCGTTCGGAGATCGGCGCCTTCAGCAGTCTGTTGAGCTCTATCAAGCTGGACGACCTCAAGGCAAAAGTGAATGAGTTCATGCCTTTCGGCCTGATCGCGCAATACATCAACGAGACCTGAGGACGATCATCATGTCAGCGAAAGATATCTCGCGATTCCTGTTCCAGCCGCAAAAGCGTTACTCGAGCGTCCGCATGCAACAGGGCAGAGTGATTCTGGACTCGGACTGGAACGAAAGCGAGCGTATCGATGACGAGGAGGCACGCCGAATTCTGGCAGAGACGGTATGTGCAAGCGGTACGCCCAACGACGGGTTTCTCGTAGACGATATCACTGCGGCAACGGTGACGATGCCTCCAGCCCTGGGTGAAGAGTTCCCTCCGAGCAAGGAGACTTATGATTTTACCTTGGGCGACGGCAGCTATTATCTGGGCGGCCTCCGCTTCGAGACTACCACCGAAGTCGTCGCCAGGGGACCCGACATCACGGAGCGATTTCTGAACCAGACCGATTGGCTGCAGATCGATGCTGACTTGAGGAACCTACCTACTCGACCGTCGGTGGTGGACCTGACTAGTGCAGATGGTTCCTTCAAGATTCGCCATGACCTTGTGTACCTGCGCGGTTGGGAACAGTGCGTCACGGTGGTGGAAGACAGCGAGTTGCTCGAACGGGCGCTAGCCGTAGACGCCTCGGCGCGCATGCGCCGGATGCGCCGGATTGAGGTACTGCCCGAAGTACTGCCCGATTTCCCCAGAATTTCTTGCGCGGAGGCCTTCGAAGCGCTAAAGGCGCAACTCACGGCACCCCGCCAAGGCGACGACACGGGTAAGCCCCATCTCTTTGATGAGGCTAACTTCGAGCTGCGCTCCAAGGTCCGATTGACGATCACCTTTGGGGGGGCGGGGATCACGGAAGACCCCTGCAAGCCGAAAGTGACGGCAGGTTACCTGGGTGCCGAAAACCAGACCATTCGAGTGCAGCTGACGGCGACCAATCGGTTCATCTGGGGCTACGACAACGCTTCGCCCTATTATCGCGTGCAGGTACTCGAAGAGGAGGGCCAACTGGTTAAAATCAAATTCCTGACACTGCCGCGCGATCAAGCCGCTCAGCCACTCAAAGGTCAGGCTGTGGAGGTCATGCCCTGGGGCGCTTTCCTTCCCAACCAGGAAAAGGTGGCCGAACTCCAGGGACATCTCGCCACTGTCGCGACGAGTTTTGATCCGGAAGAAAAAACAATTACCCTCTCAAAGCCCGTGCCCCAGGCATGGATCGACTGGTTGAATGCCCAGGCACACGAGAAATACTTGAGCGATCGGGACCCGGACGACAAAAAGAAATACTTCTACCTCCGGTTGTGGACAGGCGGTTCGGGGATTGCTGATGAACCTGACCATGCGTTCACACCCGGTATCCCCATCGAGCTCTTGGGTACCGGCCTCAACGTGACCTTCTCCCAACATGGCCTATCCGGTGATTTCTGGATCGTCGCGGCGAGGCTCAACACACCTGATTTGGTGGTGCCTTGGGAGCTGCTGAAGGAGGCGCCACCCGCCGGCACACGGTTTTTCTTTGCACCATTGGCATTAGTGCGCTGGACCGTTGCGATCCCACCTGTGGGCGGCGAGGTTAGCGTGCGCGCCACGGTCCAGGACTGCCGTCACACGTTTAAGCCACTGTGCGAAGTAGGTGGTGACAGTACGGTGACCGGTCACTTCGCGCATATTAGCGCGATCAACTGGGTGCACCCGATGCCTCCATTGACCGATCCAACCAACATTTCATCAATCGACAATCTGAATCGGAATGGCGTATTAATCGCATTCGACCGGCCGGTATTAAATCGCGACATTCATCAGCATAGTTTCAGGGTGTTGTTTAAACAGCGGGACGAACACTGCTGGTGCGAGCTGCCCATTAAACGGGTCGGAGGCGTCAAATTCGAGAGAGACGGTGAGATATCATCGGAATTTACTGAGGCAACTGAGCCAGACGCTATCGTGAATGGAGCGCAATTTCGGCCTGGGCTGAGATTCGTCGAAAACCAGGAATACCGCGTTCTACTGATAGGCGACTTTATTCGCGATGCAAAAAACGAGAAAGGCATCGATGCCGATCATCTTCCACCGTGGCTGCCAAAACGCCCCACCGGGGATGGAATCGAAGGTGGGACGTTTGAAAGTTGGTTCATTGTTGGTTCTCCTGTAATACCGTAATCGACTTCGGTTCCATCACGTTGACTACGTACGATGTGAAGTCACTTATACGGGTTCTAACCAAATCGGGAGTTCCCCCGGCTCTGCCGGGGAGGCAGTAGGGGTTTGACATTTGCGGGGGTCCATCGGGGAGCCTCCGCGTGGTGAGCCGCCAAAGCACACGACTTAGAGAGGAACCCGA